CTCCCTTTAGTTTGTTCAAGTGAATGAACTACGCTCCTGGGGAACCATAGATTCCACGCCAGTCACTAAAGCCGAAAGAGTATCTCTCTCTAGCTTTGTATCTAACGTTTCCAGTCTCAAAATCACCTTCCATGCCTGTTGACATAGGAGATCTAACGAAGTGTTTAAGTCCATTAGGTGCATCTGTTTTGATAAAGAATGCATCTGTGTCAGTCAAGTAATGATTAACGGTATATCCTTCAGGGAGCATTCCCATATTTTTCAACGCGTTGATGTCATTGTCAGAAGTACCAACTCTACCTGGAGTCTTTAAAACTCTCTCAGCTACAAATTGTAGTTGAGGTGGTATGATTAGTTTTCTAGCTTGAACATTTACTTTAATGCCTCTTTCATCAACAAACTTTGAGATGTCGATCATTGCATTTTCTAACGAAGTTTCATTCAAGTCAGCTGCCACGCTTGGCTCATTTGACTGATCTCCACCTGATAAGGTAGGGTGATCAGCTGCCATAAGTGCTTTTCCGTCTCCTCCTGGGAAGGAGTTTGAAAAACCATTGTTAAGCACGTTTGCTGCTTTCACTTGCTTAGTAGTCGCCATTGATCTGGCTAAAGCTTTTGTGTATCTTGAAGAAAGACTGTCATAAAGGTTGTCCTCTATTGCTTCTTCAGTTAACGCAAATGCTAAAGCTACAGTTTCGTGGCTGTACCTTGCTGTGAAAGTTTCTTGAGCTGTATCATAAGTTACAGATGAGCCTTCGCCTTTGACGGGGGCTTGTCCGAAACCTGATAACATTACTTCTTCCTCAAACGCTCTGTCTGAATTCTCTGTATCAAAGATTTCAGTATGTTCGTTTTCGTATCTATCGTACTCTAGACCAAAAAGTGCATTCAGTCCTGGTTCGAGTTCTTTTACTAATTGAGCTCTGTTAATTGCCATTGTAATTCACCTTTTAGCTATTGCCGAAGACAGAAGCTGGGAACGTTACATAGACTCTAGCGTGTTGCCCAATAGTATTATTTGGTTTCTCTGGGAAACCTACTACTGTTGCAATACCACTAGAAGTTGTAACTGTTACACCTTCTTTTGATCGACCGTTGTTTGTATTACCTGCAGTTGTACTAATAGTATTTGTTGTGCCGATAGATGCTTGAGTAGGAGTCCCAGTAGACTGAGCCTCATAAACAATATCTGGATCGACATAAACAAATGCTCTAGCATTTGCAGAACCTAAAGTCACAACATCCGCTGTCCACATGTTCGAAAACACTACTGAACCGTCTGCTGCTTGGTATTCTACACCGTAAAATACGCCTAGTGGGGTGCCTGTAGCAGTCCCTTGTATAACCAAACCACTCGCTAGATTTACTACGTCGCCTGAAAAGATCGAGGCATCTGTAGCACTTGCTATTGCAAATTCTTGAGGTCTGATTGTACCACCTGACATATGATAAGCTGGTGTGAATCCATCTGGGGCGTTTATATTTGCCATTTTAATTCACCTTTATATAAAATAAATTTTATCTAAGCTCTGAATACTTATTCAGAACCACCTTTACCAAATGTAACCTTAGTTGACCTATTAGGGTTACTAATAGGCATCACTTGATTACTTTCTCTCATAAGATCATTATCAACTGCTTGAATCTGTTGGTTAGCCATATTTTGATAATATGCTCTCCTTTCTTCAACAGTCTCCATGGGCATCTTTGCGAGAATTAAGCCACCGACTCCTATAATGCCAGCATGTTTACCTTCATCAACAGTAGGTGCTTCAAAATCGGGATGATCTTTTGCACTTACGGGTTCCCAACCTTCACGAATACGTTTTGACATATTCGCTGGGTCACTTCGCCCTATCATTGATTCTCGTATCCATCTGTACACATAGCCCTGTGGTGGTGTAGGTGCGTCTAATAAAGACGGGGGTTGCCATGGTTTTCGGCGAGATACTTTATCTCGACTCTCAGCAGATCGTGGACTACGATCTGATTCAGTAGTTTTAATTTCATCTACCATTTTTAGTCCTCCTTAACATGCTTAGCATATTCTTCTAGTGGCACACCTAATCTTTTCGCTATCGCTACTTGACTCGGTGTGAGTTTTATAGTTCTACGTGATCGAGTTCTAGTAGTTCCAACACCTTTGCTTGAACCAACTACATTCTCTTTCACTCCTTTTTGAGTATTCCCTAGTTTATGAGGAAACGACTCAGCAAGTCTTTTATCCACTTCCTTGTAATATTCATCGGAAGTTGGATCGTAACCTTCGCCTTCTGTGAGCTGTCTATGGAACGCAAATGCTGCAGTTGTCATAGCTAGGTCATCCCCAAACCAATCATTTTTATCTGCCCAAGCTTTTGCTTTTGGATCAGGCTTAATAGCCTCGGCAGGTTGTTGATTATATCTAGGAGCTACCTGTTGCTCTACCTGAGTAACCTGTTGTTGGACTTGAGGTTCTGGTTCATTAGGTCTTACCCTTTTTAAACTTTCTTCCTCTACCGCCAACTTTGCTAACTCTTTCTGAGATTCCATTAAAGCATCTGTATCACCCGATTCATATGCTTTTTTGTATTTCTCTTGAACTGAGTCTAGCTGAGAAGATACTCGTGTACTGTATTCATCATATAGGTTCTTATCAGTTTTTGAAAGTTTATTTTTGGTTTTGTTTAATTCCTCTTGAACAGACTGAGCATAATCTATTGCTGCTTGTTCTCTTCTTTCGGATTCTCTAACTTTATAAGTTAGCTTATTGATACGTTTTTTAACGCCTTCGCTGTAGTCTTCAATCTCGTCTTCTTGTTCTGATTTCTTAACTACTGCTTCTTGTACTTCAGATTCTAGTTCATCAGTTTCACTCTCGGGAAGTTCTACTTCAGTACCTTCATCATCTTCTTCTATTGATTGCATAGCTTCTTCTGCCATGTTTTACTCCTTGTGTGCGTAATGAAATTAAGCTGATTGTATGTCTTCGGGATTCGAGACAACAGCTAAAATTTCATCATCGTTTAATAAACGCAGTTCGCCACCCTCAATTTTGAGTCTAGCTCCTGCATACCTTCCAAATATAACCCAGTCTCTAGGTTGACACCATGGACCTTCAGGGAATTTATTCCCATCACGATATGCGTCTGGACCGAGTGATACCACAAACCCAACATTAGTACCAATACGTTCTTTTTCTAGTACTGAGTCTGCTAAATAAATACCGCCTTTTGTTTTCTGTTTAGGACTAAAAGGAAGTATCAATATTCTATACCCTGTAGGTTTAGGAAGTTTAGATTGTAACTCTTTATCTTCGTGAACACTTTCGGGGTTTACTGTTTCTTGTTTTTCTGTAGGTTCTATAAATCGCTCTACTTTATTTGGAATTGGTTCTCCGCCTGAACCAAAGGCTTTTATGTTTTTCGACATTATTCTTCATTATCCTTGTGCAGGTCTTTTAATAATGAGAGAGTAAACGACAGACCTGTAATTTCGCCTACTATCTTTTGGTAACCTTCAAAATTTTGAACACCGCCACCAGCAAGTGCAGTTTTTAATTGCTCTTGTCTTTCTATAATTTGTTTACGTAACTTATCTAACATTTCAATTATTTTTTCCTTGACTTCGCACCTGAACATTTCCAACGCTTACGTGATAGATTGTTAGGAGTGTTAGGGTCATTTTGTTTCTTTTTAGAAAGTCTTTTTTTGATACCTAAACTCCTCGCACAATATGAATCACCTTTAGAAGTTCCTGGCTTAACTCTGGGTCCACCACCCTTGGCGTTGCCTGCTTGTCCATAACTAACCTTTTTACCAGACTTAGTTACTTTAACTTTTGCCTTACCTCTTCTTGGTGTTGTTTTAGCCATGATTTTGTGATCTTCTACGGTTGGCATTACCTGCCATTACTTCTCCGCCTTTATGCATCATCTTAAAATCTTTTCCTGATATTCTACCATCTTTGTTTTTATCTAATTTTTTCTGACCACCGTGTAGTTCTCCACCGTGTGATTTCTTAACAGTTTTTGCAGCGTCTTTAAAATTCTGTGAAGTAGGTGCACCTTTAGATCCAGGTTTTCTCATTTTTTCACCTGAGCCTGCTGCTATTCTTTTACGTTTGGCATCTATGTTCGCGTATAGTCCTGGTCCTGGCATTATTTGTTAAACCCCTTGCCTTGTGTTGCTGCTCCGCAACCTCTAGCCATTCCTCTTTTAACTTTACCACCGTTCTCCAATTTGACAACTGGCATCCCACCGTTCATCATTTTGGCTTTGCCTCCGTTCATCATCTTTTTCTTTTCGCCACCACGGTTCATTTTTTGCATGCCTCTATTCATTACGGTCTCCTTAATTGTTTTTTGGTGTCTGTCATTGAAATTCCACCCATGTTCATTTTCTTCATTTTTGAATTTTTCATTATAGAACCGTCAGACATTTTATGATACCCTTTAGGTACTTCTCCACCGTTTTTCATGCGTCTACGATTAGCGTTACCGCCCATCATTTCTTCAAAGTTAGCTTTATTCAGCATTTTTCACCTCTGGGTATTATTGTCAGAATCTCTGACGTCTTTTAGTATATCACGATAATCCTTACGCATTTCACCTTTTTCTTTCATTAGGGAATCTTCCCTTTGTTGGGCTATTTTCATTTCAGCTATCGCTTCTGTTGATTGTATCTTAGCTACATCAATTTGTGCTCTTGCTTGATCGTTTTGTGATTTCTGTTCTATTTCTGCTTGTTTTAATTGTACCAGAGGTTGAACTTGTGCTTGTTGTGCTTTTATTTGTTCTGCTTCTGCTAATGCTTGTGCTTGACCAGTTACTTGTTGTGTAGCTTGTGCTGCTTGAGTTGCAATCTGGTTCATAACTTCTGGAGGCATTTCACCTTCACCCATCTCTGGTAATGGTTGACCCATAGCTTGTTCTATCTGTTGTTTATACTTCATAGCTTGATGTTCTTGTATATTAGCTTGAATAGTAGTTTGAGCAGTTTTGTTTTGTTGAACCATTGGGTTCTGTAAAAAAGAACTATGAGAAGTTATGTACGCGTCATGATTTTGGAATATGTACGCCTGTATAGGCTGTCCTGTTAGTGCTGATTGTTGCTCAGTAATAGGATCTCGGGCTGGCACTTCCGCTTGAGGAGGTAAAAGACCGTCTATATTTTTAACTTCTAAGGCTTCATACATACGTTTGTATGCTTCTCGTAAATCATGTAATTCTGGTGCTGCACGAGCCATTTCAAGCTCTTGTTGGGCTAACATTACCCTTTGTGCCATACTAAAGATATTTGGGTCACTAACTGGTAAAATGTCTACTTTTGCGTCAAAATCGGTTGATTTTACCTCTCTAGAGGCTCCAGGGACGTCATATGGGTAAACAGGGGGTAAACTCTTAGAAAATATGTTAGCTAACATTCTAAACTCTTTTTTCTGTGCATAGTGCATACGTTTGTGTATAGCACTCATAACCTTAGTTCCACGCTCTAACATAGCTACTGTGGTGCCTACTGGTAGCTGTTGAGAGCCAATATCACCTACATTCATGTCCGCAATTGAAGCAAAACGTCTTCCAGAGTCAATAATTGTGCCTAAAAGTTGACTTAACACGTTACTAGGCTCTTTATATGGTAAAGGCATCAATGCATCACGTATTACGCCTCCTGGAACGTCAACATCTCTAAATTCTCCTGGTCTAAGTGGCTCATCTTCGCCTTGAATCCTCATTCCACGTGCTTTAAACCCTGCTGGTAGGTTACTTAGTGTGCCAGCGTCTACTAATTGACGTAAAATTGATGTAGCAGACTTAGTTAGCCCTCCAATCATGTGAATTAAGCCAAAACCGTAAAATCCAAGTCCTGGGAGGAACTTATAGTGTACAAAATACTCTTTTTTGCCGTATAGTTGGTCTTCTTCTTCCCAATTACGTCTTATTGAAAGTATTTCGTTCTTTTCTTCTAAAATTGTTACTACATAAGGTACAGCAAAACCATATTCGTCGTCTTCACTGAGTTCCAGGTTGACATGCATCTCTAAAACTGAATATTCATCATAATCTGTCATTGAAGGGGATAAACCTTGTAGCTCATCGATCTTCTCTTTTGCTTCGTTGTAGTCCAAATCTGCGTCTGCGTCACCTATTTCGGTTTCTCGGTAGGTGCCATTCATCTGTAATTTCTTTAAATCATTACCAGTCATGGTCATAGCGTGGGTAAAACGTGGGCTGGTCTCTAAATCAGTAGTTTCATAAGCTACCACTAAGTTTTCTGCTTTTACTAAACGGCTAGTTGCTCTACCTAGTAAGTTGTCGTAGTAGACTTTTTTAAATGCACTACCAGCTAAAGGTAGATAAAATAATAAGCTGTCCATTTCTGGGTCATATTCTTTCATGACCTCAGTAATTTCATAATTCATGAACTCTTTAACACGTTGGCTCTGTGCCATTATCTCTGGAGTTTCTGCACCCATAGCCCTAGTTTTGACTGGACCTCCTGGGGGTAATAACTCTTTGTATGATTGTGCTTGAAACTGGGTTGCTGCTTCTGCTAATAGTGGATGGTGGACGCCTGTTGCTCCTGGGAATGGTTCTTCTCTTTCTGAAGTTTTTATTCCTAGTAAATCTAAACCGTTAGTAAACGTTTCTAGCCAGTCTTTACGTGAATCTTTATCTGAATCGTAAGCGTCTAAAAGTTCACTAGCTAATGTTGATAAGTCTGAGGGATCTAAAGTTTCTGCAAGATTAGATTGATGATCTACTACTTCTGACTCTTCGTCATCAAATAATTGTGACACGTTACCTTCATTGTCAAGTTCAAATGATGACATCATTTCACCTTGAATATCCATTTCTTCTGGTAGCATTACTTCAGTTGGTGCTCCTTCCATCATAGGTTCAGCAGCCAGTTGCTCCATTATCTCAATATCTATGTTTCCTTCTTGATCAACATTCAACGGTAATTTTTCTATAGCCATAATTAATAATAACTTATTTTACGTTTGTAGTATAGGTCGTCTTCCTCCCAATCACTAGGTAGTTTTACAAAACCACCTTGTCTAAATCTTAACATAGCTTGAGTGGTTGAGTCCACTAGGTCATCATGATCACCAGCTGGAAATACAGCACACTCTTCTATAACTTCGTTAGCCCATTTAGTGTCAGGTGCCCAAACCATACCTGATTCAAATAAAGGGGTACTAGCGTTTACTCGAGCAATCTTATCATTTCCTTTAGAAGGAGTAAAGTTTTGAACGGGAATACCTATATTTCGTAGTTCTTGGGTCAGTGGTATTCCTGTTGCTTTAGCTTCTATAATTACTGTGTCGGGGTTCCATTCGTGATATTGTTCTAGAGCTACGCCTTTTAATTCAGGGAACGAATATTTACCTTTAATACAGTCAAGTAGAATAATGTGGGCTGTTCTGCCGTCGTATATATTTTCGCCTATTGTGCCTTCTGGGTAAAATACTCCCCATGTAGTTATAGCTGAGTAATCTGCAGTAGAACTTTTTAAAAAAGCAGTATCGTAACTTTGTATTAAATAATCACAGGTTGGTGGTTTATCTTTTTCCCATTGTTTCCACCACTCACGCCTTATTAGTGCACCCTCTTCACTAGTTGGATTCTGCATGTATTGAGCGTGCCATTTAGGACCGCCACGTAGACTAGCTTTTACGCCTTCTAGTTCTTCAAGTTTCCAGTATTCTGGCCATAGTGGTTTACCACTCGGCAGTATCGCTGGTAATTCTATAACTTCCCATTGATCAGCTTTAGGATCACGTGCTGCATCTTTTAATAGTTTACCTGTTAAGTCGTTGATATTCCAACGCGTCATAACGATAACTATGGCTCCTCCTGGCTGTAGCCTCTGACGTGGACCTGAGGTGTACCAATCGTAAGTATCTTCCATGGACTTTGGGTTCATGGCGTCTTGTTCACTGTGTGGGTCGTCGATTATGAATAAATCCGCTCCCCTACCCGCTAATGCTCCACCAACACCTGCAGCATAATATTCACCTTTTAGTTTAGGGTTACTCTTCATTTGAGTTTCCCACTTACCTGCTGCTTTTGAGTCTGGGTTAATTAGTACGTCAGGGAATATCTTTTCATAGTCTTCGGTTAACATTAAATCCCTAATCTTACGACCAAACTTAACGGCTAAATCTGCCGTGTGGGTTGCTTGTAGTATTTTTAAAGCTGGGTTACGACCTACTAGATACGCAGGAAAGTAATGACTAGCGAACTCACTTTTAGTATGACGTGGAGGCATATTGATAATGAGGCGTTTTATTTTACCTGTGGCTATACGGTCAAAGGCGTCTGCCATCTTTTTGTGGTGAGCACCGCCAATAAACGATGGCCATTGGTCTATAACAAAGTTCATAAATCCACTTTGACAGCGTTCTACTTTTTCTATTTGTTCTAACCTTTCAGCTAGTTCTAGATGTTCTTTTAGTACCGACTCGGGCAGTTCGTTTAAATTAGAGTCCATACTTCAACGGCATACTTGCTATTCCACCATAGTTCATCTTCTTGGGGTTTACTAAGTTTTCTAAATAATCATCTAACTTGGAATATGCTTCTTGGTTCTTACCTATAAGAGTACCTAATCGTCCGCTTGCGTTGGGATTATTCATTATGTCGTTGTTGTAAATATCATCAAGCCTCATTTTATCTTTCATAATTTTAGGCTTTATTACTTTGAATGCTGCTGTTTGTTCTCCTTTGCCCATGCCTTTTAAAGCGTTAACAACTTTTTGGAGTGCAGGAAATGCCTCTTCTGTATCTAGACCTTTAGGAAAAAGTTTTAATAGACCTTTAGCTGGACCTGTGAATTTTCCAGGACCCATTGCCATGTTTGCCATTTTATTTACTAGTCCAGGTTCCATAGATTGTAAAAGATTATCTTTAGCCAATACTTTATTAAGACGTTGTAGTGCGTCAGAATCTTTTTGAGATTCGTACTTTTCTAAAAAACTTTCAGCCATGGTTTATCTCCTGTAGTTTTATTTTATACTCTTTACGGGCTTTTAGTAAAGTTTCTTTATTTTGCATGATAATACTAGGGACAGGGGTAGAATAATGTTCGTCGTCAGGATGTGACCAAAACCACTCAGCTTCTGGTCTATCGTCGTTTAGATCTTGGACTATGGCTATAAGGTCATCGCGATTGGTCGAGGGATGACACTTGAATAAAACTGCGTCGTAATTGTGTAGTGTCTCATAGTAGACAGATAATAGGGTAGGGTCATAGTCGTACACGAGTAACCGATCTTGGTCGTAGGACTCTAGTGAGTGAGGACATACGGAATTTATGTGTTCGAAATATTCTCTCATAGCCTCTGTAAATTTGCAAAAAATTTTGATGATGAGTCCCTAATTCTAGCCTATTTAATCAAAAAGTAAAAGTCATGGCTTATGGCTCTTTAAATGCGAGCTACGACCAAACTCACAACAACTATGCAATAAGGGGGGTGGGGGGTGATTTATAGCGACTTAGGTGGTGGGTCTGTGTGTCGCAGCTGTGCTGCGTGTTGCCCCGCAGGGAACATTTTTCTACTCTCCTTAATCTCTAGTGGGTCTGGGTCGCCGTCAGGCGGTCTGTGTGCCCCGCAGGGAACTTTTTCAGGCAACGTTCTAAGAATTTATGTATAGTTATTATATATAATTTATATATACTTTAATACTTTACTTTCATACTTATGTATAGTAGTGCGTCCGCCCGTTAGGGTGGTGTGTAGGACAATTTATGTATAGTTTTTATATATAAATTATATATACTTTATTACTTTACTTTACTTATATATGTTAGTATCATTAGTGTATAGTAAGTTAAAAGGGTACTTACTATTACTAACTAATTAAACCCTATAGGTAAATTATTATGTCAAATACTAATAATAAAAAGGTTGCTACTACTAGCGTTACTACTAACGTCAGTACTAGTGTTTCTACTAATACTAAACTAACTTACGTTACTAAGGGCGGGGCTAGTCACAATATTAATAGGGCTAGTAAGGTAAGCGGTACTACTTACGCTAACGCTTTAGCTACGTATAAAACGTTAGGCTACGGTAAGGCAGATTTAAACTACGATATTAAGGGTGGTAGGCTAACGCTAGGTTAATACCTAGTTACTAAATGGGGGGCTTACGCCCCCTTTTTTATTACCCAAGCACCAACAACCAAGACGATCGTGATCATGATGCAAGATCTGTTGTCTTTGTGTCTTTGTCTTTGTCTTTGTGTCTTTGTGTGTCGCCGATAGGCGACGATCTGTGTGCCCCGCAGGGAACTTTATGTATAGTTTTTATATATAAATTATATATACTTCTTTTTAGATATTACTTTACTTTACTTATAGATCAGGGTTATAATAACCTAATGGTTAGGTAATAAGGCTTACTAATCATTGCTAACTAACTAAGCCTCATGGTAATTATTATGAATAATACTAAAACTAAATCCGCTTCTGCGGTGGTCACTCCTAAGGTGGCTCTTCAATCCCTTACCTATATCTCAGGTAAGTCACGCGCAGAACATAATATCAAGCGTGCTAAAGCTGTCAATGGTATGTCCGTTGAAAATGCTTTGGCTCACTATGGTACTCTGTATGCTAAAGGTGCTCAAACTCACCTTAACTACGATCTTAAAATCGGTAGTTTAGTACTCAGGTAAACTGGGCTATGGTCGGGGGGCGTTAGCCCCCCATTTTTTGTGCATGAATAACAGATCATGATCTAGAACATCACGATCATGATCCATGGTTCTTTGTCTTTGTCTTCACGATCATGATCTAGATCTGTGGACTATTGATCGTATTGGCTAATGGTGCGTTTTCTTTGGTTCTTGTGTCTTGAACCATGGTTCATGGTCAATGTAATATAGCTGTAGGTTTTTGGTTCTTGTGTCTTAGCTCATGGTTTCTTAGTTCTTTACTATAAGGGATCAGTGGAGATGCTATATGTCTTCCTTAATCCTACCCCATGCTTTATTTAAACTAGTACCATGAACCACCCATTAACTACCCTATTACCTCTTCTTTGCTAATAGCCTCGTAATACATCAGCCAATAACCCCAACAAAAGGACCATGAGAGATGCTTCATACACTCTCACCTATTGCCCTATTGGCTAAACACCTAGTAAATTCGTTTTTGTTTTTTCTTTTTTCCACAATACTATATAGGTAACAGCTTAATCAAAAGTTAAAGTGAACTTATAATATTCAGTCAAGGCACTAGCTAAACTACAACCGTTCATAGATAAAGCTACATACACATCACGGCTTTTAGTTTCTTCATCCCATTTAGCGTAGCCTGTTTCAACAATATTGTACCCAGTATCAGGAACACAGTTAAGTAGTGAACTGTCATACACGGTTCTTAAACCTTCAACAGTTCCCCAGATTTTATAGAACTCATCAGAATCCATAAATCCTTCACGACCGTTATGGTCTTCAGAAAAATAATAACTAATCTCATCAGGAGCATAAGTAAGTAAGTCTTCAAGAATATCAACCAACCTATCTTGTTCCTTACCATCATCGCCGTCACGAGAAGTAATATCTTTTATATTCTCACTCACTAGACCTTTGGGAATAATCTCCCAACCGTCAACAACTTTATATTCATTCATAATTATCCCTTGGCGATGCTAGCAGTTAGTTGTTTGATGGTAAGCTTAGCATGGAATCTCCAACTTTTATTGATATAACTATCACCATTAGCTATAGCCTCATCTTGGTCTAGCTTTAGGCGTTTGAGATAATCTAGGTATTGTTGTTTTTGTTCTAAATCCATATATTCTATATTCATAATTCGCTCCGTATATTATTTATTAACTATATTAATAATAGGCGGGATCCTATACATGGTAAAGCATAGTCAAAGGGTTTACGCCCTACCATCTTCTAGATTATAAGCACTTTGAACGTACCTATAATCTTCCGCAAATAGTTCATGAGCCACAGCTTTAAGTAGAAATTCATCGAACTTACCTTTAGTAACCGACCAGTGATGAGCCTGATAACCACCGTTAACATGAGAGTAAGTAAACCAATTAGGATCGTTAACGCTACCCTTATTGAAGTCATAATAGGTGATACTTATACGATGTTTATTACTACCCAGCAGTAATTCATTAAGTTCTTTAGGGTATTCGATATTGAATAAATACCCAGTCTCATGAGGGCGATCGTCAGGTTGACATTCTTCAAAATCTTCGGCTTTTACATTCTCGTTAATCATTATAACCACCACACAACCACACATAGTAGTAACGCTATTGGTTTTAGTATAAACCAGCTGAACCATTCCACACCTTGCATATTCCTGAAATATTCTTTATTAGTGACTCTCATAATTTTCTCCTTATATTATTTAATTACTAAGGTAATTTTAACGTTGATCACCTACATGGTATAGGAGAGTCAAAAGAAAAACACTAGGTATATAGGACCAGAGAACAGGATACATAATAAAAATAAAGTCTCAAAATCATCATTACTCATCTTTAGTTACACCATTTATACGATTAAGAGTTTTAGCCTGTTTGTTACAATTATCTAAGTTTAAAGGATTAGAGAATGTAAAAATAATCTCTTCATCTCCTCTTGGTCTTTCGATTATGTTTTGGTTACTCCAACCATTCTTTTCTTTGGTCCAGCAAATCTTCTGATTTTTTTCTAATATGTCTTTTCCTGTTATTTTACTCATCTTTAGTCTCCCATTTATATAAAAGCTTAAACATTTCATCTTCAAATGATTGGTACTCCTCATCTTCGGGTAACCAGTTACCATCTAAGTCTAGTATCTTTAATACTTCATCTGCTAAAAACTTAGCCAGTCGCCACCTAGCAATCTGCTCATCTAGTTTGGTAGTAGTGCGTATTGTCATTAAATCTTCTGGCTTCATAAGTAATCCCTCCCGAAAACTTTACCTGTAGCTGAAAGCCACAATGGTGTAACAACTTCATACTCACACGATTGACAATGACCACCTTCCTTAGCACCTATTTCTGGGTTTATTGCTACAAAAGATTCATGGTCTTTGCACTCTGGGCAATCAATGTATGGGTTTATATATTTTTTCATATTAACCCCTCTACTAAATCACCTTCACCTAATGAACCCGCACCCCATAACTCTTTACCTAACATACAGTAAATAGTAATAAGTCCTGGTTTATTGGTAAGGTCGGTGTAGACTTCCTCGTCTAGTGAGTTAGCTTTATAGACTAAGAATCTAGTAGCTTGGTTTATAGACCATTCTTCTAATAATTCGTTATTAGTAGTTGGCCATGTAACATTATTCATATTAATACTCCTTTTATTTAATATACCTATATAATAGTTTTGATCACCTACATGGTAAAGCATAGTCAAAAAGATAAAAAACTGGTTATAGAGTCGAGAAATAATAAGAACATGGTCCATAGAGCTACTTTAATAATTCTACGATCAGTACGATCCACACTAAATCCTTGTTATATTTATATAACCTATATTATAAAATTGATGGTAATTTGGGTAAAGGAAGTTCTTTAACCCATGCTAGTATAACCACTTCAGGTATGTTATTTATAACACTATGCACTGAGCGATGCCTAGTAAATCTACCACTGTCATAGCCTGTATAATGTAATATCACATATTTATCGCCCAGCCATGTTACAGATTTATTAGCATCAGTAAAACTTAATTCGAATGATAAAACCACCTTTGGTGCTATATGTACTACTCCTCCTTCACTAAAGGGTAGATCTGATATAGCATTTATTAATATACTTTTACTCTCTTCTATATTCATGAGATGGGAACATACTCCATATATGGTGACTGTACATAACCGTCAGGTTTAAAGTTTATGGTAGAACTATGATAATCGTAAGCTTCTTTATCTATACTGACTGTATCACCTGTTTCCTCGTCAAAGGAAACTATAACAGCACGTCCTGCTAAAGGTTGTGGTATTTCGTGTAGTTTAAAGTATCTTTGAGTTACTTCGTTAAATAGACCCTCGTCATCTACTATAACCATATGTTTAGGATGTAAAGTCACTATATCTACGGGACTAGTGATACCCATCACATCTTTACAGTGGTCTATAAAGTTTTCTTTAGGTAATTGTATTCTTACTACTGACTCACTGAATGGGTCAACAAGTAAACAGTTATATAATTTACTCATACTTTTAACCCCATTAAAGACATTCTTAAAGGTAAAACAAAGACAGCGTTACACATAGCACAACATCTACCTTCTTTGTACGGCTCAGCATTTTCACCTGAGTCCCAGTAGACTTTGCCTTCTGGGGTTTTTTTCTGTTCAATGTCACCTTTACAAATGACACACTCTTTTGGTTTTGACATAATTTACTCCTATAAATTATTAAGTTACTATCTCTAAGGTTTTAATCTTATTGATATCATAGTTAAGGTCAGTAGCAGTATATAAACCACCAGCTAATGCCTCTTTTATAGTTCTACCATTAACCGATTTAACTCTTGCGTTATTCTCGTCACTGGTTACTTTTTTGCCTGTCGCTCTTAATTTAGCGTCAGGATGAAATTTACCAAACTTCACATTAGGTGTAGTCTTGGCTGTTTTTACTTGGCTTTTTACCAATGTAGATTTTTTTGCTGTAGCTTTTGTCATATTATTTGCCCTCCTTTAAAAGGTTAGTTATTAAAGTTACTAGATAATAATAGGTTAGATCAAAAGTAAAGTAAACCATAGTCAAAAGGTTTTAAATGAGGTGTTTGGTGTGTTATTAAAGTCAATTTTGGAGCCCCTCACGAGGAACTTCAACAACTCAATCCGCCACCAAACGAGCGGATAAAATATTAACCCTCGTGAAGAGAAATAGGGTGGCATTGGCTCAGTAAAAACACCAAGCACTAGCCACTTGGAAGTCTAGTAGTTTAGAGTCACTTCTCGGGATAACTTCCTCGCACCCGATGGCTGACTTTGCAAGTTTTCTAAGATTAACCAGTTTTATTATGAAGTTTAAAAAGCTGTCTAAAACTTTTTAAACAAGCTCTACTCTCTGGTGTCGCACACATCCTAGAATGATTTCGCTGTGTACTTACGGAACAGCTGTTGTTTGGCGAGTAAAGCCGAACATCATGAAAATAATTTTACTAAACTTTCGTATCTTTCTGTGGGAACATGTTGTAAGTGCGTAGGTCTAGGACGACTATCTAAGTAGTGTCTCACACCACAGTCCTCGCACTCCATAACACTATCTAAAGTTCCTTTTGAATTGATATTTATACTATTACGCCAGTCATGTTTACAAGCATCATCCATTATAATCCCCATTAACAACCCTATTATTAATAGCTTCAGCAAGCTCTATATGTGATTCTACACATAATTTAATTTGTATAAAAGCACCATAGTTAGCTAAACTGCCTTCTATGTCATTAGAGTCATTCATACTCGCGTCCATTACTTTATTTATAAGGGCTAAAGATTTTCCTAGCTCCTTTTTAGTTTCTTCATCCATATATATCTCCTATATATTATTAATTACTAAGTAAACTATAACTAAGATCTTTTACTCGGTATAGGATAGTCAAAATCTTTTATATCTAGATCAAAATGGTCAATCTGCCTAGCGAATAAAGTAGGTGTTGGTACTTCTGGAGTTGTATAGGCTTCGTTGGTAAAACTTTCTTCTAACGTTACCTTTCTTACTATGCCGTCGGTAAAACCTTTATTAGCTCGGTCAACTGCGTCGTCTAGTGAGTTGGCTTTAACAGGGTACATCTCTACGTGTATAGTGGTAAGGGGAATATAATATGTCTTCAAGTTAGGGTTATTACTAACTAATTTTAGTTTTGTTTTGTCTTTCATATACGCTCCTAATTAAGTGGGTAGTTATAGTGATACCCACACTCGAACATTACCTTTTATAGTCACCGAACGCCTGACTAGTTACTAACTAACTAAATATATTAAAACTTACATCCCTAACATAGTAAAGCTTAATCGTATGCACCTAGTAACCAAAAAACCAGTAGATACCTATCACCTTTGTCTACTTTAAGACCACGGTGCATGTGTGTAAAACTAGGGAAAAATAACGCATGTCCTCGTGGTAAAGGGGGTACAACTCCTCGACCATGAAACTCAGTACCTCCGCCTTGATACTTACCTGTGTTTAAAGGTACAACTACGCTTATATCAGCACTAGCGTCGTGATGCCACTCTCCCTGCTCTCTTTTAGCTAAATTATAGTTGGCTAACTGTATTGAATTAATTTTTAAACTGTAGCGTTGCCATACTGCGGTGAATAAAGGGTTCATGTGATTTAATACCACGCTGTGTAGATTTTCAGATAACTGTGGGATGTTATCTTGTAGAGTAACTTCAGGGATCTGTCGTAACTCATCCTCGTCATCATTTTCGGTAAAACCTAAATAATGTTCGATGTTTTTTATTTCGTCTAACATCATATCGCAGAAATCTTCCGTAAACAGAGGCACTGAGTAAACGTCAGGTAGTTCTTCTTTTATATATTCTTGTAAAGGTATATTTAATTCTTGAGTACCATCTCCCGCATGGAATTTTATAATTTCAAGCTCAGAGTCTTGTATTAATGCTAATGTGGTTTTATCTATCATCCAATCTGACTGTATAGCTAACATAGTGTTTTTAATTCTATAGGGTTTTGATCTATCCATTATTTATCCTTTTTAAATAATTTGTCCGCACTTTTTTGTAACGAACGCTCTAATAATTTATCTGCTAACTTACTGATCTTCGGTGTCTTTTTGAATATTCTATCCCAGCTTTTGAGTATCTTGTTAGTATTTTCAGGACGTCGCTTACTACCTTTACTCATCTTCTATTTCTCCTTCTATGATTTTACCTGCTGGTAGTATTCCGCCAGTATCATAATACATTTGTTTCATTCTATCTAACACTTCTTCTTTTGACATAGTGTCAACTCTATTAACTGTTAACTCACTACGATTAACATAAAGTCCTGCTGCTTTACCCCTAGCAACTTCAGCAGTTACCGCAGCAGACCATGCACCATTACGTACAGCACCTTCTCTTATATCTCGCAGATCAGTAAGATGGGTAGCTAAGTTGAGCTCAACTTTATTTGCAGCTTTTTCTTGTAATGCTCCTATTCTTTGTTTAACAAGTGGGTTAGCCTCTGAGTCTAATAAATACCCAGCACGTGTAGCGTTTTTCTCACTGTACCCTGCATCAACTGCAGCATCTTTCTTTTTCATGCCTTTGGCTACGTTTTGCGCATATTTTTCTTGTTTAGGAGTTAGTTTTTTTGCTTTTTCTTTTGTCATTTTGTTTCCGTTGTGCGCATCTGTGGTATTCTAAACGCTCTTTATATTTTTTATCATTCTTTTCTTTTAGCCTACGATAACTTGCCGTAGCTAATCCAACACCACAATGTTCTTTATGGGAAAGTTGTAGTTGTTCAAAACCGTCATATATTACTAAAAGTTCATGTTCTATTTTAGCTTCTTGCTGAAGGTCGTGATTATGAATAGCCACATTTAGTATATCTTGGTCTATAGGGTAGTCATCAAGAGTGCCAAAAATCATATTAACACCACCAAAAATCTCGTCGTGCTTAATAGAACTAGATCCACTCATTGCTTTTATTCCACCTGTGTTGTTAAAAACATTTTTGTACATTTTTTGATTGCTTTTATTCTGCATCTTATATGTACAACGGTCGCTACAGTAAATACTTTTTTCTCGACGTTGTTTTACACATTTAACATAGGCACAAAGCATTAGATCAAGACTGTCTCCATATTCTAAGTATGAAAGGTACTTCTTCTTTATACGTTCTAGTGACCATAGTTTTATTATTTCTTATGCCATAATTGCTGGCTGCTACGCGTATCTTCGCTGCTTCTTTAGGCTCATTGTATTCAATGTCCATGTGATCACCTATATTTAATTTATAGAAATGGTATTTCTGATGAGCAGTTTCTGATCTGTCTGGGATAGGTATTTGAGCACTATTTTCCATTTACAAGTACCTCTCCACCTTTCCAGAAATATGCATCTTGGGTTTTATCATCTGGTCTTGTGAACACATAAATAGTTTCTGGGTTAAACCTTTTATCTAAAACGTTACACCATACTTCTGATTCACTCTCGTCGCAACAGAGTACTTCTGACCTATTGTCAAGTGATTTAGTGCCGTAACTTACTACCCAAGTCTTTTTTGTCATAATTAACTCCTATTAATATATACCTTATATAATATAAATGTTCGGTATATAAGTAAAGGATATTCAAAAAGTAATATATAAGTCGAGACCGTTTGATTTACTAGGTAAGGCGTTAGTATTTAACTAAGTAATCAAAGGCTTAAAACGGCTCACAGTAAGCCTAAATAACCTTAGAATAAAAAGGTATTTTTTTAACCCTAACAAATCGAAACTTACTTTCTCCAGTAGAGTTTTTCGATGCTTTAAATATTGATTTACTTATCTGATCTCTATAGACTTCCAACCAGTTAGGCAAATCAAATTTGTGCATACTTGAAGTCTCAGACAGATCTACTTGTATATCTAATCTTATTGGTCCGTGTATGTTTGCGTCAGGGTTGTAGTAAACTACTTCAGCTATAGAGACAAAATTATTTGTATTTTTTCTTATCATTTACTATTCGGTAAGCTTTGATGTAACCTAATTTAATATCATACTTAATATCGTTAATGTTTAGTTCGGTAAATTTTAATATTGCTTCTATAGTGGGTTTACCTTTATTAACGTCTATGTAATTAGATAACCTATTTTTTATTTTTTGACTTAAAGGGTTTTTATCAGTACGTTCTATTAACCAGTCTATATCCCAAGGGTCACGACCACGTACAGTTTTACAATGGTTATCTGGTTTAGGTATATCTACTTTTTGTTGTTTATATAAATTTTTCATATCATCCTCGGTTATAGGTTTAGCTTTCTTCATTAATACTTTGTATAAGGCAAACTGTCCACACTTAGCCGTATCAAATTTCTTAGCTTTACCTGTGTATTCTTTATACCAACGTTCAGCTTGTACTATGCCTAAAGACGGTGACATCATCATAGGATCTCCTATATGAACACCACCACCTTTGACTTTATGCATCTCAGTCATATTGAACTTCACTACCCGACTAGGAGAGTCAGGTAAGAAGTAAACAAAGTTTATATTATACGCTGGGTGCATTATTAGTGTAGTGATCGTAGATACCTGCTTCTACTAACTGGTCGTATGCTGCTTTTTTACTTTTCTTAAGACCATGAAAGTATTCTTTTAAAACCTTAAAGCTAGATATTCTAGTAAACTTAAGACCTTTAGAATTAGCCTCTAGCCTTAACCCTATTAAAGCTGTGACCATACGCATAGTATGCATCTTCTCTAAGTAGTGCCCTCCGTCCTCTGCAGCTTTCCATATATCACCGTTTAATTCTAACATATTTTTCTCCTTTAAATTAACTATATTAATTAAACTATAGGTCGTTAATCTTTACTAGCATAGTCAAAATAAACTTAATATTTACCTTTAATAAGCCGTATATCCTGAAGGTTTAACCACTCTCTTAATTTAGCAGTTCTTTCTGCTGTGTCTATTTTAGGTGTGTTGTCTATTTCAGACTTTTTATCCATGTACATCTTATAACCTTTGTAATAATCTCCTTTGCCTAGATGGTTAAACCTAACAATCTGCCAAGCACGTTGTTTACTGATCCCATACTTGATACCCATCTCTTCTAGTGTCATTCCGCTGTTCATGGTGTGCATGAATATTTTAAAATACATCTCATCTTTTTCTGTACGTCTACTCATTAAAAAACTCCTTATAATGTACTGTAGCTTCTCCCCAACTATTACCTACCTCTGCATCAACTTTATTGGGGACACATAAAGGTGTGCAATCTGCCATGACCTGCATAATAAGCTCACACTGGTCAGGGTCAGTAACCGAAATATCTAATTCATCATGTACTTGAGTATGAGGGAGTATACCTTCTTTGTATAACTCTATCATAGCTTGCTTAGTCATATCTGCTGCTGAGCCTTGTATTAATCTATTCATAGCTTTATAAGTAAAAGCTCTTTTAACTTGACTACCATACTCAGTAACAGCTTTTTCATATGGGTAAGCTGGTTGCCTATCATTCATAGGCTCGTATAAATTAAATCTACACTTACGACCAGCTATGGTAGTAATGTATCCACGGTTAGCACCAAGCCTAGCACATTGATCACGTAAACCTTTGATAAAAGGTACTCTTTTATGATATGTATCAAATAATATTTCTGCTTCCTGCATTGACAAATCTAACTGTTTAACTAGTTTGTCTTTACCCATGCCGTAACTTAATCCTAAGTTTATAATCTTAGCTTCTTTACGACTTATGTTAGCCATGTCTGCTACTACTTGATGGAAGTCTGCGTCTTTATTGCGATAAGCATCTACTGCATCCTCAGCACCTTCTTGCTCAGTAGCTGACGCGTAGTGTACTGTTAATCTAGGTTCTTGTTGAGAATAATCAAAACACCCCCAGTAATGATCCTTCTCGGGTATAAAGATACTACGTATGAGTGGACCAATATAATCATTACGAGCTGGTACTTGCTGTAGATTAGGGTTACTACTACTGAATCTACCTGTTACAGTACCACCACGGTCGCTACGTAAAGGATGAAGTTCTCCGTGTATTCTGCCGTTAACATTATGTTCTAGTATCATCTTATCTATAAAGGTAGTTCTAGCTTTATTTAACTTACGTGCTCTTACTATGTTGTTTGCTAACTTATGGTCATGAGCCTCTAGCCAGTCCCCAGCAAAAGATGGTGCATTAGTTTTAGGTGTACGTGGGTAGCTTAGTCCTGCTCTATCAAATACTGTAGCTATAGACTGTGCTGCCCATAAGTCAGGCTTCATACCGAACTCTTTATGGATAGAGGTCAAAATAGTATCTTCCTCTTTCTTTAACTTTTTACTTACTTGTTCCGCTACGTCTAAATCTACTGGTACGCCTGTGTATCTCATATCTAATAAAATAGGTATTAATGATGTCTCTAACGCATAAATCTTACTTACGTTCTCTAGTTTAATTAACTCTTTAAATACCTGCCATAACTGTAGTGTTAACCCTGCATCTTTTTCACCATATGGACCAACATACTTAGCTGGTAATTTATACATTTCACTTTTAGGGTTAAGTCCGTAAGCATTTGCTGCCTCAATAAGTAAAGTTTCGTCTTTGGTTTCACCGCAATATTTTTCACCAAGATTATTGAGTGAGTAACTATATTGATTCTCATCTATAAGAGGAGCAGCAAACATAGTGTCTTGTATTTTACCTTTAACTTCTATGCCATAACGTTTAAGCCAACCCATATCATAAAGAGAGTTATGAAATATTTTATCGTTACTGTGGCTCATTTGTTTAGTCATCCATTTAATAACTAAGTCTTTATCTAAATTACCACCACCTTCATGTTGAATAGGAAAGTACATATTAAAATCTTTAGTGGCTATAGCTATACCAGTTATATAACCAGTATCAGCAAAAGCCCAAGAAGGACCATGAGACATTAATAGTGGATCATATGTTTCTAAGTCTACAGCTACTTCACTATAATTACTTAGGTCTGGTAGACTACTAGGAGGAGTCCAATCCACCTCTGGTATAAATAAACTTACTTGTCTAGGCATCTTTTACGCAACTCCGTAGATGAAAACTCATGTTTTCTTTCATTCCAATGTATTTTTTCAACACCAAACTCATCACGTCCAGTAAATGGTTTTCTATAGTACTCCTCACCTATTATTCTTATATCCCACTGTACGCCTCTTAATATATTTAATAAGTCTTCTTCCCTTTCGTAAACTAATATGTCTTCAACATATCTACACGCTTTAACTTGAATCTGTCTTTCAACTATATTTTGTATAGGTACATTTTTTTCTGGTCTATCTAAGCTTGGGTCTTTTTGAATACAAACTGTTAAATGGTCGCACACAGTTTTAGCTTCAGCCAGCATAAGTATATGCCCAGCGTGAAATAAATCAAACGCCCCAAATGTTATACCTCTAATCATCGGTGTTGACACAATAAGCTTCAACTAATAACAGATATCTACGTAAATCACGTATGTCATCTAGTATACCATTGGTACTAGGATCCATCTCAATAGTTTTAAATACGTCATAATCGTTATCTTTAGCTTGGTTTTCTATCCTATCCCATTTACGAGCCAGCATCATAAAAGCACCTACGCCACCTCTCATACGCCAACTATCACCATAACTTTCTTGAGCTTTACGCAAAGCTACTGCATCACCTACACCTAAATCGTGTATTTTATCAAAATCACTACCCGACATTATATACCTCCGTATATCTTAATAAGATAACCCAGTAACTGTTTACCTTTATTGTTTAAATCGTTTGATGCTAAAAACTCAACACCGTTACTAAAAACTTCATTCATATTAGTATTACCTAAACGCCTTTGACGTACACAAAATACTAGTAACTCAAACATGTCCGCCTGTTTACCCAACTTAGTTTCTATTGGGTCGAGCTTATAACTAATGCCTATGTCACTTTCATACTTATCTTCTATCCTTTTTAATACTTCTACTAAATCAGGGTTAGCCCACTTGACAGGGGCAGGAATATCACCAGTAAATAGTTCAGCTACGTCATGAGTTAAAGCTCTTAATATAGCTTCTTTACTTACGTTAGGCTCAAGATATTGTAGTATTATAGCTACGCCCCAAGAATGAGAAGCTACTGATTGCTCACCTATAGTTTCTAGTGTGTGGTAACGTTTAATAGTTCCACCACGTATCATATTAAATAAATCATTCATATCTGTCATTACACATTTTCTCCTTACCAAAGTAACACCATTTACAACCAAACGTACTAGGTTTAGCTGGGAACTCTGTAGCTGTTGTCATGGCTACGGCTCTGTCATTTAACTTCTTTTGTTTATGAACTATGTTATCAGCACTATATTCGTACCTATCTATTTTACCATGGTCTAAATACCACAGCTCTGTAGTTATAGTTTTAATTTCAGGCATACGTTCTAGTACAACCGCACCATATAACTCACACTGTTCTCTATGTGTTTCTTGATTGCCGTCATATCTACCTGTTTTAAAGTCTATAACTCTAGCGGTATCTGTGCCGTCTATGTGTACAAAAGCATCTACTTTAGCCCTACCCCATGTAGTTTCACCAAACCATGGAGCAGGTTTCCAATCTTTATCAAAAGCCCAATCACCCTCACATGTCACGTAACTTTTAAGGTGAAGTTCTTTTAATGCATCAAAAGCTTCTTCAAAGTCAGCTAAAGGTTTAGGTATCTCATCATAACGACCTCTTATATAATCTTCACACATAGTATGGATATCTTTACCTCTATCCATAGCTTTATTTCCTGGCTCTTTTATACGTTTAATGTAAGCATAGTGTGCTTTCTTAGGGCACTTTTCAAAAGTACCTAATCTACTATATGACCATTGATGTATTTTATCACTCATTTAGTCCTCCTCAACAACCAGTCAAAACCAGCGGTTGCCCAATCAGTAGCAGCACAGTTTTGAACCTCAGACATAGCATCATCAGTATCACCTTGCTTATGTAAAAACCATGCATCTTGTAAAGGCACAGCTACATCACTAAAAAATACGTCATCAAACTCTATATCTTGAAAAGGTTTACGATCTAAAAATTTTACTAAATCTTTATTCCAATCTTCTATGTTATCGCTATTAAACATAGGGAAATAATTAATGGATTTATTATCATATGGGTTCTCAAAATGTTTAATTGAATAGTAGTCAAAAGCGTCAGACTCTTCTAGCCTAGAATGCATTTCATCAAATACTTTAGTGTATGCGTGAAAACTATCACTAACTTGAGTGTACTCACCTATTTCTACATCTATAGCACTAGCTACGTATTCTTGTAACATAGACATATGTACTACGTTAGCCCCGAATGTGCCCCATATAGCGTCGTTAGACCTACAGCAAACTGTCATTAATAACCTGTTATTACGTATCTTAAAATAAATAGTAGTGTTACAAGGTACATCTACGCCTTTACGATCTAAGTCATTTACGGGATCCCACATCTGTAACACGCATCTTCTATCGGTAGGATCATTCTTTAGTCTTTCAATAATGATTTCTAACTGGTTGATAGTACCTAAAGCTACACTAGAACCATCACGGAAATAGTCTATCCATCTCCAACCATAAGCACCATGTAGTGTTTCACCATCATCACTATAATCACTCATACGATTGTTATACTGTTTAACAAAAGTTAAATCATTACGACCAGCCAACATCCACAAACCCTCCATAAAATGAAAGAATGGATTAGCATCTCTTACTTCTTCAAATAAAACTCTTTCCCAAGGTTTATCATATACTGTGCTCACAGCACACTCATGTTCTACTACGTTACCTACTCGACTTTCTTTTATATCTTCTTGATCAAAAGAAAGCATATCCATAGCTTTTATAAAACCATCATTAACGTTTCTACATCTAATTACATCCATTAAAATAACTCCCCTGATTGTTTACTTACACCACTATTGTATGCTCTTTTCCACTGTACGTTTACATCTTTACGTATGCCACCACCCCATGCTGTTTTAGTTTCCTTTTCAACTATTTTAACAAAGTCAGGGTGTAGCTCATGTAGTAATTCAGCACCTTTTGACTGTACTTCTTCAGTACGCCACTCACTACAACCGCCAGCAGCATTAGAAGACTTTTGACCTTGAGCATAATAATAACTAATTTTACTACCTTTACCTTGACGCAATAACTGTAGGTTTATATCAAAATCTTCCATAACTTCAGTTCTAGCTAACTCAATGCCTTCGAACATATCTAGGTTATACCCTAGTACTCTCATGTACCTAGTATTCTCTACTGATAAGTGCTCTACTCGGTTATTACCTTCTCTACCACTAACACCTACATGTGCATGGTCATCAAGCCACTTATCCAGTAACCCAAATAAAGCAGGATACTCTTCAGGTTCCATGTACCTTAAATGCCAGTCTGTAGGAGATTTACGTATATAAAAACGTAGGTCATCATCTAACATAACTATCTTAGGGTCGGTGGTGTTATCGTGTATAAATTTACGTTTACCTGATATACCTTTTATAGATGAAGGGATAACCATGTATTTACAATCGTATTTATCTTTGTATAAATGCTCCTCATCATCATCAATAACGAGGACTACTTCTTTACGCATCTCCTCTGGAAAAAATGACAGGGTAACTTGATCGTGTGCTCTGCCTCTAGTTGGAATATAAATTATCATTATAGTATGTCCTCCTCATATTCACGTGGTTTATATCTGGATCGTGGTCTACCTTGACCTAAACGTGTCCTCTCATATTTATCAAACTCGCATAAACAATGTTCTATGTCTCTCATTTCTAGCGGTAATGGTGTGTTATTGAGTAAGGCTAGTAAGTCTCTCATCTCTTGTATAAAGAGGGGCTTCTTTTGTTTACTGTCTAACGTTCTACCGAATATTCTATTAAGTCCTCTCATAGCTCCTGGTCCAGGATTAGCCCAAGTCATGATATCAGGTGCGTTACGTAACCATTTAGTATGACGTAAATCAGTAGCTACCTCGTAAGACATAAAATCACTAAATCCAGGATAAGGTAAAAAACTTTTCCAACAGTTTTCTATACTACTAAAATCAAAATCACCGTGATAGTTAGCATATAGTGGTGTAAGTATTTTGTCAACTGTTTGTTCTATTTTAGTTCCGCCTAATGTACCTGTTAACATATACGCACCTGTGTAAATTTTCTCACCTTTATCTTTACGCTCTTTCATAATACCTTTAATACGCTCTGAGTCAAAAGTATCAGGAAAGCCGATAGCTTCTAAAGTGGGTGGCCAATTGATTTGCCTAGCCATAGCCATAGCAAAAGGTAGGTTAGGGTGGTCAGCATGTGGCTCTCTCCAGTTTTCTCGTATCCAGATAGTTACTCTGTCTAACTCACGATACACGTTACAAAAGCTGTACTCAGTAAGAATAGGATCATCGCTCCATGGATAGGGATCATTGTTTAACTCCTTCTTTATAAAAATGTTATGACGCTCGATCATAAAGTTATTAAAATCTTGTACACGCCTTAAATTAATGTCATCTGTCATGTTAATCCTTATGTAGTTTAATAAAGTATTCCGCTTCTACTAATACTAATGGTTTACTTCGGTTACGTTTAATTACGACTAGTGGTTCATATTTACCACAATTACTCTCAGCTTGTTCATAGGCTTTCCATACGTTAACAGCTTCTTGGTTTTTACACTCGATTGAATAAGGAAATATGTTCCTAGACTGTTTACCCATTATAATGTCCTCACCTTGACTACCCATAGGTCTACTTTCTAAATCCTCTGGGTCAAGACCTAGTATCTCTACTAACTTACTAGCAAACCATTGCTGTAGTTTACGACCTTTAGCTTTAGCACTACTAGGACGCATGTTGCCACCAGTCTGGTTGCCTATCAGGTAGTTTATTCCACTGAGCGTAATGCTTTTCGTTAACTACGTAATCACGGTAGGCTTTAACAGGGTCAGTGTTTTTATACTGGTCGGGCATAGCTTGAGCCATAGGAGTTAAGTTACCGTCTTTAATAGTAAGGGGCATTTCTAATAAGCAGTCTTTTAACTTTACGTAACTAAGGTGTTTTCTACCGTACCTGTTTTCATACTCCTTAGATAAAGCAAGAAAATGACAGTATAACCAGTGATAGTTTTCACTAGTTTCCCTAGCCCATATACTACATGGGTGATTGATATGAGCAGTTTTATATAGCCCACGCTCGTTACAGTAATCATCACCACTAAGTACACGGTGTGCAGTACTAAGCATCTGAGCTGACTCTAGAGGCATCTTGACTACTAGTTTATCGGGTAAGCACATTGCTGCATAAACAGGGTCTTTGTGTACGTAAAATATATTCATGGTATTCCTCAAAAGTAAAGTATTATTTATAATTTGTTACTAAAATTTTACTTTACTTGTAAAGTAAAAGTAAAGTTAAATCATAATAGTAAACTCTTTTCTAGTCCTCCCTTGTACTATGTGTAGGTTCTGTTTAGCCCGTGTAACACCTACGTAAAACGCTCGGCACTCGTTGTCAGGGCTTCTTATAAGCTCGTCATAAGTTTTGGTAGCTACGTCAGTTAAAAGTATGACGTTATCACACTCGCCTCCTTTAGTGGCGTGTATAGTATTCATTTTAATTCGTGAAGAGTTTACTTTTTCACCCTTCCTTAAACCACTAATAATGTATTGTTTATTTGTATCCCCCAACAGGTCAAAACACTCGTGCCATATTCCATCTACCATAAGACCATAGTCTTTTTTAAGTTGATTGATATTAAAAAAAGCTTCTGGGTCTGCTTGTTTCATAGTTTTAAAACCTACCTTAACACCTTTACCAGCTTTCATGTAGCCGTAAATCTTTTTAATTCTGTATGCTTCTATACTCGTGCCATTACGTAAATTTTCCCAGTCTTTTATAGCCTGTATTAGATTATCAGTAACACTAGGTTTACCACTTTTAGTGTAGAAATACCCAGCATTTCTTACATGCTCTTCTACTTTAATCAATAGATAATTATTCCTTGCAAGGATCAACCACTCGCCTTCAGATATGTCTATGTGCTCAAAACTTTTATGGTAATTTACTGAACCTTCTTCTTCTTTAGGTATCCATGTTTTTTGACGCCTGTGTTTTATACGGCTAACTATGTTTAAAGCTACGTCGTGCACTTTTCTGGGGACTCTATAAGATTGGTCTAAATATATTTCTTTGCCTGCTAAGTTTATAAAATGATTTGTATCTGCACCTGCCCATTTATATATAGCTTGGTCATCATCACCAGCTATATAAACATGGTCTACGTTTTGAGCTAACTTATGAACACACTTCCATTGTAAAGCTGATAAGTCCTGAGCTTCATCTACTATCAAAGCTTTTAAATTAGGTGTGGTTGACATGCCTAAAAACCCAGACAACATGTCGGTGTAATCCATTAAAAAGTTAGTCTGTTTATAGTTTGTATAACTTTTAACAAACCAATCAAAATGTATCCAACTTATATCACTATTAGCTAACTGCCATGTGCGTCGGTAATCTACACATGTGTTACGTGCCATGTTTTCTAAGAAGAGCATATTGTCACCTTTAGAGTTTAATGCCATTAAATTTTCACCATCCCAAGCACTACTAATCCTTTCACCTACGCCCTTACTAAACGCACGTAAGTCTTTACGATCCATAATATCTGACTTAGTTAAACCCTGCCAAAAATAACATAAAGAATGTATAGTTCTAAAGTACGTGTAAGAATCCTCAGAATAGTCGAACTTCTCTACAGCCCTAGTTAATGCTTCAGTTGCAGCCTTTTTAGTAAATGCAACATATGCTAATTCATGTGGTCCGATACCAGAGTCAAATAACTTTTCTACAGTATTTAAAAGGTAGGTGGTTTTACCTGTGCCTGGTGGTCCAAGGACGATATTCCATGGTGTCATATCATATCTTCCTCAAAGTTATGTCCATCTAAAGTGTCTTCTTTATACTCAAACTCTTTAATGTACCAGACGTTAGTACCCCTACCTTTTAAATTCCAGAACTTAGTATGAGCCTTCATGTCTCTAAGCTTAGATGCTATTCTATTAGTCTCTAGCTCAGTAAACCTATGCTTAACTAAGAATTCCCTGAAATCTTTTATTCTAAAATATGTGTATCCACCTTCACTGTAAGGTTTACCTAGTAATACTTCTTCCCTTGTACTGGCTTGTGCTAAATCGGTAGTAAATGATTCAAGTAACTCTAAGAACTGTCCTTCTGTAGATACGTCTGAAGTAACTTCAATAATTTCCATACCCGAGTCCATCAATGATTGTATTTGAGCTTGCCATGCACGTTCATTAGTCTTAGGTGGCATAAGGTTGAGCGTTTCCATACAGACTCTTTGAAACTTAGTTTGATTCTGTAACTCTTCGGTAGTTAATTCTAGACGCTTATCATCAATAGATAAAAACCATAGTGGTGGAGTAGCATCTAGTTTAGCGAGGCTTGAAAAAGTAGGTGTTGTATTACCTTGACCAACACCAAACTTACAGGTTCTACATTTTTGAGCATCACAATAAGAACGTATAGGCTCATCACTGCATTTATAGTTATACTCCTTCTTTTTAAGGGTGCTGATTAAAGTCAGCACTTCTTGAGCAGGTAGTGGTGGAGTTACATACTTACGATTATATTCCTCTATTTGATTTTCCCATTTATCTGGAGTGGCTTGTTTAAGATAGACACCTACATTAAATAGTCCATTATTACGTGTACCTTCTGGAAAACCTTGTTTCAATAGAGTCTTTAGACAAGGTGGTCCACCTTTTATATCGTCAACTTCTGGTACTGATAAATTTAATAGTATTTCATGGGTTATAGTTTTACTCCGTACATAAGCTATAAACTGCTCAGGGGATAAAGCAACACCATTAGGATTATGCCCATATCTTACTGAAGTTTCTCCTTCAAAATATGGCATGTTTAACCAACTACCTATGTCACCTCTGTCTACTAAAACTTCTCTTTGTTTGGGAAATATTTCTACTCCACCGTAACCTAATCCTGCTGCTAATTCTCTAAGTTTATCTTGCATGTCGCCAGCAGGGATAAACTCTTCTATAAAACAAAACACGTGTGCACCACCACTTTTTGATCTACATACTACTAAAGGTAGTTTAAATGATTCAATCTTTTTGACTAACTCAGGTATATCAAGTGGGTATGTATCTATATCTATAGCACCCCAACGTACTTGATTCTCCTCATTGATAGGTATGATACCTAATCCGCTTTTGCCCTCTAAGTGCGAAAGCCAATGTTCTGAAGTTGGACCAGCTGTTTTAATAGTTTTAGCTACGCCCTGTTGTTTTTGTGTATTACCGTTTTGATTGACATTAAATATACCATGTGCTCTACGTGAACCCTCAAAAATGTCGTATAAAGTTTTGTGTAATTCCAACACATGCTCCCCGAAATGGACGGGGGATTTTACTCCCCCTAGTTAATTAGAATGGTGCGTCTTCTGAGCCACCGACTTTATCAGTGGATAGATTTATGCCACCTACTTGCTCAGCAAAGTCTTTTGCTGCTTGGTAGTATGTCATCTCGTTATCAGATACTTGACCTAATGCAGTTATGCCCCAACCAAACCATGTACCACGGTCGTTAGACTCTTGTACACAACCTAGTTGATACTTTTGACTAAAGCTGGGCGGAGTAAATACTTTATCCCCCTGCTTCATCTTAACACTAGCCATCATAGAGTTCCACGTACGAGACCTTTTTAATTGAGTACCCGCCATAGATATCATAGCTGTGTCATAACCACCTTCTTTATTCATTACTAACACAAAGTGAGTAGCTGAAGTTTGAATATAATTACCATTCTCTAGAACATCTTGACCCATTTTATTTCTAGTTGTACTACTTAAAATATTAGCGTCGTCGTGCTGAGCTACTAACCCACCACCAGATTCTCTAGGAGTCCACTCTAGGAATAAACGTTTATAAGCCACAGGTAATACTACCATAGGGTTATCATCGTTATAGAGCACACTACTTACAGTATTGATGATATCACCAGTACTAGCACCTTCAACATACTTACCATCGTGTTTATTAACTTCAGGACTCATAGCCTGTAGTATTTTTAAACGTGGTATAGTAACATCATCAGCACCTATATTCTCTAGCCCACTACCAGCATCCTCTAGGAAAGCTGACGATATGGCTATGTCTGTAGTTTTATTGTCGCTTGGTTCTTTTTTACTTGTCATTTTTTAATTATCCTTGTTTTTTGACCTATGTATACATTAAAAGTTTCCAATGGCAGGTCGTTACCATTCTCAACTTGTTCCCTCACAAACGCCTTAAGAGTCATAGGCTCTACCCACTTTTTACCGCTGGTAGTAAACCCATCATCTTGAAGGTTTGTTAAGAGCTTTTCAGCATCGACGTCTTCGTCTCTACCAAAACTTACGGACACAGTATTTTTTATAATATCTCCATGTCCATTATCTTGTAACCATGTGAAAGCTTCATCACGGTTATGTTCTGTTATCCTTGCAAAGTAATATGCATTGGTACTAATTTTAGCACCATTAGATAAAGTAATTTCGCTGAGTCCTACTTCACTTAATAAAGAAGGTATTTCTTCCTCAGCTAATATTTTTAATTCTTTTTGGGTAGCTTTTAAACTAGCCTGTTTATCTTCAACTAACTCCTCTAACCTTATCATCTCTGTAGCTTTTTCGGTGAGCGTCTTTAAAGAGATCTCACTAACCTCTGTTTTTATGTCGTCAAACATTTATATTTACCTCTATAGTATTATATTTATAGTCACGGTTATCCCACTTTAATAATTTAACTTTACTTCGGTTATAAAGTAAAGCATAATGCATACACACTCCAATCGCTACGGGGTCACCTATTAGTAATAGGTAATCATTGTCGCTAAAGTCTTGAAGTTTTTTACGTATTCTATTTACTGTGGGTACAGGACTATACATCATATTAGAACGATTGTCTAATATAAATTCGAAGTCACCATATTCTAAAGCGGAAGAAATATTTTTATTATCTCCTGGCTTCTCTACTATATATACACTCATCTTGTCTCTTTTATCTTTTATCAAAAACGAGTGAGAGTTACGCGTAGTTCCAGAGCTCTCACTCTACCTTTTAAGGCTCACCCATATGACTAGGTGAAAGTTAAGTAATTAAATAAATAGTTATTTAACTTACCTATTACTATAAGGGGTAATTAAAAATTAATAAAGTTTAATCTTTAAATACTTACGTAAACGGTAATATCGGTAATAGGTTACAGAATAAAGATTGTATTAGAGAGGGTTTTAGGGCTATTAGCTAAAGCTATTAAGGGGCTATTAAGCTAAAACGTGCAATAACCTTTTTATTTTTACTGACCTAGTTTACTATTACTTATATAAGAGACGAGATATATGAACAACTTTATTTATAAGACTAAACCCTATGATCATCAAGTAGAGGCTTTAGTAGAATCCTGTGATAAGAAAGAGTACGCTCTATTTATGGAGATGGGTTGTGGTAAATCAAAAGTAATAATTGATAACTTTGTTCATCTGTATGGTCAAGGTAAAGTTAATAATATATTAATAGTAGCACCCAAGGGTGTGTACAGCACGTGGGTCAATAAAGAAATACAAACACACCTACCCGACCACGTAGCATACGACATAGTTAAGTGGACTGCAGGGCATACTCAAAAATTTCTTAAAGATTTAGAAAAACTATTTGTATACGATGATAACTTAAAGATACTAGTCATGAACATAGAGGCATTTAGTACCAAGAAAGGTTGTCAGTATGCCAATAAATTTATACAAGCTAATAAAACTATGTTTATCATAGATGAAAGCACTACAATAAAAAACCCTTCCGCTAAACGTACTATTAGCTGTGTAAGGTTAGGTAAGTACGCACACTACAGAAGGATACTAACAGGCTCACCTATTACTAAGAGTCCATTAGATTTATATAGTCAGTGTATGTTTCTAGATCCAGCTTTACTTGGGTTCAGTAGTTATTTTTCATTTAGAGCTAGATATGCAGATTTAAAAGAAATGACTGGTAATGGTAGAACTTTTAAAATGGTGACAGGTTATAAAAATTTAGAAGAGTTAAATGAAACACTAGGTAAGTTTAGCCACAGAGTTTTGAAAAAAGATTGCTTAGACCTACCTGAAAAAATATATATACGTCGTGAAATACAAATGACACCTGAACAATCTAAAGCTTATAAAGAGTTACAGAACTTTGCAGCCACTCAATTAAAAAATAATAAGCTTGTTACTATAAATCACATCATGACTCAAATCATACGTTTACACCAGATATCATGTGGATTCATAGGGACTGATGACGGTAGTATTACCGAGTTATCCAATCAAAGAGAGTCAGAATTGTCCTCTATTTTAGAGGAAACAGACGGTAAAGCAATCATTTGGGCTAATTACCGACACGACATAATAAAGATAGAAAAATTACTAAGTGATGCTTATGGTCCAGAATCAGTAGGTACTTATTATGGTGACGTACCTCAAGAACGTAGAGAATTTGTTATAAATGAGTTTCAAAACCCAGATAGTCCCATGAGATTTTTTGTGGGCAACACTCAAACTGGTGGTTACGGAATTACATTGACTGCTGCCAGCACAGTTATTTATTACAGTAATAATTACGACTTAGAAAAACGTTTACAATCAGAAGACCGTGCTCATCGTATAGGTCAAACTAATAGAGTAACATATATTGATATTGTCTGTGAAAAAACAGTTGATGAAAAGATAGTAAAAGCTTTACGTAAAAAACAATCTATAGCCAGTACAATACTAGGTGAAGAAAACCTAAAAGATTGGTTAACTTAATTTCTACGCCTTCCGCCACCTCTTAAAACTCTTGGAGAAACCATGGCTTCTATACCACTAACTCTTCTTGGTGCTCTAGTTGGCGGAGGTGGAGCAATACTACCAATACCGCCCATCTGTTCTTGAAGTTGAGCAATTATATTTCTCAGTTCTGAGTCATCATATTTATCTGGTTCACGATAATTACCTTCTTTAGTTTCCTGACCTTCTTGAATTGAAGCAATCATATCTCGTATACCTGCATCATCATAACCTGGACGTTGACCTATTGAAGTTATTTGATCTCTTATAGCTGAGTCATCATAACCTGGACGTTGACCTATTGAAGTTATTTGATCTCTTATGTCGGAGTCATCATAACCTGGAATATTACCAATCATATCTCTAATCTCACTATCATCATAGCCTGGGATATTACCAATCATATCTCGTATTTCACTGTCATCAAAACCTGGAATATTACCAATCATATCTCTTATGTCGGAGTCATCATAACCTGGAATATTACCTATACCTTCCTTGTTTTTATTAATAAGGTCTCTAATCTCACTATCATCAAAACCTGGAATACTGCCAATACCTTCCTTGTTTTTATTGATAAGATCTCTAATCTCACTGTCATCAAAGCCTGGGATATTACCTATACCTTCCTTGTTTTTATTGATAAGGTCTCTAATCTCACTGTCATCAAAGCCTGGAATACCCCCTATAAGATCTCTAAGTTCGCTGTCATCAAAGCCTGGAATACTGCCAATACCTTCCTTGTTTTTATTAATAAGATCTCTAATTTCACTGTCATCAAAGCCTGGAATACTGCCAATACCTTCCTTGTTTTTATTGATAAGGTCTCTAAGTTCGCTATCATCAAAAGACGGTGGAGTATAGTCTTTATATTTATTCTCCATTTCTTCAAGTCTTTTCATCATTTCTTCGTATCGAGGATCTATCATTCCTCCACCTGGACCACCGATAGATGGTGGCATAGGTGGTCTGCCAATAGGTGGCTCAACTGGACCACCAATAGGCATAGGTGGTCTGCCAATAGGTGGCTCAATAGGTGGTAACACAGGTGGTCTTCCTGGAGGAAATCCTGGAGGCGGTGTTATTCCTGGTGGCATAGGTAGTTTTCCTGGAGGAAATCCTGGTGGTCTAGGTGGTCTTCCTGGAGGCGGTTCAATAGGTGGTCTTCCTGGAGGCGGTTCAATAGGTGGTGGTCCAGGTGGTGGATACTTTGGTGGCGGAGTTATTGGTGGCGGAGTTATTGGTGGCGGAGTTATTGGTGGCGGAGTTCCGCCCCCGCCACCTGAAGTAAACATAGAACCAAACGTATCTTTTTGTTGTTGAAGTAAATCAGACATGTTTTTTTCACCTGCCCTATCTCTACGAGAAGGTGGGTTACTAAACATTCTAAGTTGTTCAGCGTTTAAATAACCACCTAACCCTGAATCTTTTATAATACGATTGTCTTTACCTATTGATGGTGGACGTATTGGAGGTCTGTTAGGAGGTGGTTTGCGACCTGGAGGTAGAAACGGAATTGGGTCTTCATTTGGTGGTCTACCTATTCTAAGTGCTTTACGTAAATCTTTAGGCAACATTTTTTTAATATCGCCACCGTCTGCCATTCTTAATCTTGCTGCTAAGTCTTTAAGTCCTGCCATTACTTATCTCCATAGCCATAGTTTAACTCAATCATTGGGCTTCCGCCCCTATTAAGTTGTAAATCTTCAAAGTCTACATCCATTATTCTTTCTTGAGTAGGAAAACTAGTTGGTGACTCTGGGTCAACAGATGATGATTGTTCTTCGTATGTTCTAGCTATAGCTCTAGCTGTGGTGTAAAAGTTAGGATCACTTAAAAATTTTCCTTTCATGATACGCTTGTATAATAATTCAGGGTCAAGTATCATTTTCTGAAAATTAGTTTTTCTGCTTTTAGAAGTTACTTGAGTTCCAGCGGTAATCACCCTTCCTGGTCTAGTGAAAATACCTAAATAAGCTCTGGCTAAACCTGTAGCTAATTTAATCGCTGCATCTTCTGGTATGGATTCTCTACTGGCTGCTACGCTTATATCTTTTATAAGTCTATTATATGAACGTAGTCCATCTACAAACTCTTCACCATAAACAGCTTTGAGTCCGTCTGTGTGTTTATTAAGATATGCTTGAATAGCATTAGGATTGAAACCATCTGTAGAATCAATAAAGTCTCTATAAATTAAAGTTTTAAAATCATCTACTTTACTAGCAGGCATCATATCTAAGAAAGTTTCTGTGTTAGTTACTTTACCTTCTCTCCACACAATCTCAAATACACCTTCTGGGTCAGCTCCTTCTATAAGACCAGTAATTTTATTTGCCATTGCTTTTCTATCGGTTGGGTTTACACCTCTACCAGCTTTTTTATCTATATTTTTTGGATCAAAATACCCACCAATATCTCTACCAAAGGTTTGTTTTATTTTAGTGACATCAGGGATAATAAGAATATCTGGGTTAATACCTTCGTCAGCAAAAACTTTTTCGTAGCCTATATTGATTTTATCTTCTTGGTTTAAAATTCTTTGTTCAATTTCAGGGTACGTTGAAACAGCATCATCAACTTCTTTTTGCATAGCTTCTCTACGTATTGGCGTAGATTCATCCATCATACCTAAAACTTGAGGAGTAGTAAGATCTTCTACCGCTTCTTGTTGAGCTTTAGAACCTGTCTTTTTTATGTTTTCTACTTCTTCAAAAGCTTTAACAAATCCATCAGGATCAATACCCAGAATACTAGATGGGTTATTGCCTAAGAATTTAGCTAAAGTACCAAAAGCAGCTTGACCACCTAAACTAAACGCACCAACCATTTTAGCGTCTGATATAGCAGTACTCATTATTTTTTCTGGTGTGTAAGTTTCGTCAAGTATACCTCTTTCTTTCATACCTCTTAAATTATTATATCTCCAAACAAAATGAGCTAAACTTTCTCCCATCACAGTAAAAGCTAAAGGTCTAACTGGGTTTATCGCCCCAGCTGCAGCACCACCTACTGCTCCTAAACTTTGAAAAAACGGGTTATCTGTCATTTGTGAGGCAGTTGCTAACCCTGCTGCTCCACCTGCTAATCCACCTTGAACTCTACCAGCAGTATTACCATATAAAAATCCACCTACACCCGCACCAATTTCTAACATCACAGGTTCCATTAATGCTGTAACGTCAGCAAAGTCAATACCTGGAGGTTGAAGAAACTGAACTTCACCAGACTCAGGATCTTTATAAACTACTCTACCTGTACGTGGTTCTTTTTTAATTTCTAAAGCTTCTAACGGCACATTAGGAAAAGCTTCTTTTAGTAAAACTTTTACACCTCTTTCGTAATTGTCAGGCGGTAAGTAACTAGCGTCTTTTTGTACTTGATAAGGTGCACCTTCTTTTGGATTTACTCCTGCTTCTTCTGCTGCTTGGATATCAGGGCTACTAGGACTAAACAACTCGTTTATGTTTAAACCAAAAGGTTGTTGAGTTTCTGGGTCGAGAGGTTGTGTTCCTGGGAGTTGAAATCTCATGATATCACGCACAAGATCTTTAGGGTTTGCGTTTATAAAACGATCTCTAACGCCATAAGGTTGACCAAACATTTTATCAATTACTTGAGGTTGTATGTTTAGTTTGTCTACTAAAAAATTTTTAAAATCATTAGGTATAAACTGTCCTGGTGTTGTTTCAGGACCATATGCTTGTGGTATAATTTCCTGTGGTGCAGGAGGCACGTTCATTTGAGGTATAGGCTGATTTAAATTTATATTAGCATCTATAATTTCGTCGATGTCTATAATATCATTTTGTGCCATTCTATAATCCTAGTTTTTGAGCCTGCAAAACGTGAGCTTTAAAAATTTCGAACTCTGCTTTTGTTAAGTTTTTCTCTAATTGGGTTACGTAATCATCTTGCTCGTCTATTCTACCTTGAAACATAGCGTATTTGTTAATCATCTGACGGTAACTACCTTCTATTGGGGTTACTGTGTCTGTAGTTATTGTTTCAGTTATACCTAACTTTTGAGCAAAAACAGATGTTGGTGGTATTGATATATTAAGTGGTTTAACTTGTTCATTGTCAGGGTCAATACTAGTGTCAGCAACAAAAGTTGAATTACCTTTTATTTTAGGGTCGGGGATACTGGTTGAAAGTTTCTCTTTAAACTTTAATAACTTTTCCATGTATATTTCGGAGTCTGATTTTAAAACCTCAATAGCTTCAAGATCAGGTGTACCGTCTTTCTTTTTGATTTGATATAGATTACTAGGCATCATAGTTCTTTTTATTTCGGCTATGTTTCTATTGACTAGTTTAGTTCTAAAATCATTAGTAACAGCTTGAAACTGTTTTAATGATGCTGCTTCAGCACCTTGCATTTTCATAAACTGTTTAGCGTCAAAATCTGATATAGCTCTAAGGTCTAAACCTTTTTCAGTAGAGTATGCACCCGCACCTATCATAGCCATATCAAACATTGCTGCATCAAGTCTAGCTCCTGTTATTCCGCTTTCTTCTAAAAACTTAGCTAAAGGACTTTCTCTAAAAGTTTCAAACTCACTAGAACTCATAATATCGTTTTTAAACTTATCATAAGTCACTTTGTTTTTATCTTGATAAAAACTGCTGCCTCCTTTTTCAGGAGCAAGTTGGAAAAGCTGACCAAAGCCTTTAATACCTATAACAAAATTATCAGCTAACTTAGCAGCACTACCCGCCATATTATTAAATATTAAATCTGCTTGTGCTGGGTTTTGATTTACAAAATCATTAATATTACTATCTAGGTTATCAGCTGAAATAAAATAATTACTTACAGCTCTATCAATACCAGCTAGTTTTGTTTTAACAGTATCAAATTGTTTTATACCTTGACGTTCAGTAGCTCTACTACCAGTACTATCATTACCAAATTCAATAACAGCCCCGTCGCTGGTGGTCATGCTACCACTAAAAGCACTTATCTTTTCGTACCTAGCACCATTACGAGTCAGCTCCATAGAGCTAACAAAATCAGTTCCACCGTTAAGTTTATCGTACACATAAACTGGTTGACCTGCGGTAGATATAATAGTACCTGATTGATCTTCTGGTAGATCATTGAATTGTTCATGAGTTAACCACTTTTCTATTTTAGAACCGTCACCTTGATCAACTGAATAAAGTTTCATGTTAGTAGCTTCATCATGACCAGCCCTTATATTACCAGCGTACTTAGGATCACTTTGATAAAATTTTAATTGGTCTTGGTCAAGGAACACATTCATTCTAGAACTTGAACCTTTGTCTGAACTAGAAGATACTGTGTATGGTTTGAGTGGTAAATCCTCAGCTGGTCTCACCAAACCAGGAAAAGCTTTAGCATACTGAGTATATGTTGACTCATCTAAAGGTATAGTTTCTTTATCTGCGTAAGTACCTGAAGCTCCAACAAAATCATACATTTTAGGAGCTTTGAGTTTAGCCATCTGCATAGTTTTATTGTATGCCATTCTATCTTTCATTTCTGTTAGAGCTAATGAAGTAACTAAGTTATTAATATTACCTTGATAAGATGATAATAATACAGCTTTACTTTTAGCATAATCGCTATCTTCTTTTATAGCTGTACTTTTACCAGTAATAAATGCTTTACCTAATGCTGCACCCCAGTCCTCACCTTTTTCACCAGAGTTAATCATTGAAAGTCCAGCTGCTAAGTACGGCATCACCTTGTCGGGTTGTTCAATTAAACTTTCGTAATCTGGTTCACCTATAATAGATGCTGCTGCATCTTTATAAATCTGTAGTTTTTCTGGGTCAGCTAAATCTTCAAACATACTAGCGTTATCAACAAAAGAACTAAAAGCTTCTGAGTTATCTCCTACACCTGCTATACTACCGCTATTAAGTGCTTGAGATAAAGTCATGGTTTCATCATCACCTTTATCAAGACCCAGACTTTCATTTAGAAAAGCCATAACATCATTAGTATCTGTATTACCAGCATTCATTTCAGTCACTGAACTTTGAGTTTCACCGTTAGACATCGGGTTTGACATAATACCCATGTCCATTTGATCTACTTGAGGTGGAGGGGCTATGGGCGGTGTTTGTATTTGTTGATTAGTTAGTAATAGATTTTCTATAGTTTGTCTATCAAGTCCTGTTTGTTGAGCTATAAACTCCATAGGTTGACCAGCGTCCAGCATCTGTCTAGCTTGCTGGATTACACCAGATTGATCGAAACTACTTTGTAAATCTTGTTCGTTTATCATTAAAAAGCTCTACGTTGTGGAGTAAAGTCTCTCACTGGCATGTTATTACCCACATTAGCCATTCTATTATTGGCTGGATTAGTTCCTTGTTGTCCACCACCTGGACCAACTTGTTGAGGACCCATATTCTGCATTGTTTGTTGTTGTCCAGGTTGACCTCTCAGTGCACCGTATGCTGCTATTGCTCCGCCTAACCCTTGCATCATTGAGTTAGAACCACCACTACTAGAACCTTGTGCTAATGTAGTTCCGCCTAATGTCGGTGCCATTCCTGCTGCAGTTTGACCTGCCTGACCTATTAATTGAGCAGGTAAGTTATATTGACCAACAAAGTTTTGGTAAGCTAAGTCCATACCAGCTTGATTTTGTCCTTGTTGCATACCACCTACACCCATCATATTATTTACGTCACCCTGACGTAAAGCAGAAAGCCCTTGACCTAACCCAGCCATTTGACCAGCTGTATTAGAACCCATAGTACCAGATTGCATACCTGTTTGAGCTAAGTTTTGACCTGTGCCACCATAAACGTTACTTAATCCTGTACCAAGACTACCTAGTCCTCCAGCAGCAGTACCCATAGTACCTGCTAAGTTTTGCCCCATGCCAGCTATTTGTGCACCCATGCCAGCTTGACCTTGACCTATGTTAGCTAAAGCGTTAGCTTGATTTAATTGAGCACCTTGTTGACCTAAACCTAACGTACCCATCTGGCTACCTATGTTAGCTTGTTGACCTGCTAAATTACCTAGTAATCCTGCTTGTTGTGCTTGTCTGTTTTGTTGTGATTCAAATGCTTGTTGTGCTCTACCTGCTGAAGACTCGTAACCTTGACTACGTAACCCTGCTGCAGTTTTTAATTGAGCTTCTCTCATTGCTTCTTCTCTATCTTGAGCACCTAGTCTAGCTCTACTACCACCAAAAGCACCTGAGCCTATAGCTTCTGCTCTGCCTGCTATTTGTGATTTAGCACCTTGGTCTTCAAGATCTTGCATAGCTCTTTGTACTACTTGATCTTCGTAAGGATTAGAAAAACTAGAAATATCTCCAGGGTTAAAACCTTGAGTAGAACCAAAACCAGTTTGAGCACTAGCTCCGATATTACCTAAAGAACCACTTAAAGTGTTTTGAGCTTGAGATAAGTCAGCGTTAGCTCCACCTACCATTTGACCAGCTTGACCTAAAGTATCTTGACCACCACGTAAAGCACCTAATCCTTCATAAGTTGCATCTCTAGCAACTCCAGGAGCTTGTCTTAATAAATTTTGAGCTTCACCTATACCTGCTGCACCTGCTTGTGCACCTTGACGCATAAAATCCATACCTTCAGCAGCACTAGTTCTAGCGTCACCATAGCCTTGTCTAGCCATGTCTGTAGCTTCATCAAAATAAGGTTGATACGAACCTACGTTTTCACCTGTCATCTGCATAGCCATACGTTGAGCTGGAGTAAAGTCGGCTATTCTGTCACCTTGATAACTGTATGGTGTAGCACCTTCTACGCCCATGCCTTGTAGTTTATTAACTAAGTCTTGATTTAATAGTGGCATTATGCCAGGAATATTTGCTCCTGGAACACCCGCCATAAACTGTCTATAATACTCTGGTGGTAAACTCTCGGTACGCCCTGTTGTCTGCTCTGTTGCCATTATGCCCTGCCTATGCCCATGCCCTGAGCTTTGTCTTCGTTCATATTCATCATATCATAAAGTTGAGCAATACCAAACTCATGGTCGCCATCACCTATTCCAGCTACAGCTTGTTTAGTCATAACAAACTCACCGTCAGCAAGTAGTGCTGGTACAGTATCTTCATCCCCTGAACCTTCAGGGTCATTAATATCTCCACCGTCTTCTCTTAAATCTAAATCTCCTTGAGGTATTTGACCACCGTCTGCTAGTCTTGCTACAAAATTACCAGCTTCAGGTAATTCGGCATTTGTTGGTTGTTGATCAAGTGAAGGAGAAACTGGTTGTAGCATTCCTGGAGTAGGAGTTACAGGTAAAGGTTGACTCATAGGTGGAGGTCTATTTACAGGCATAGGCATAGGCATTGGTTGTGCATCTATAAGACCAGCTATTTCACCTTGACCACCATAATTTATATCACCATTACTTATCCCACTTAAGTCACCAGCTATTTCACCTTGACCACCACCTTGATTATTTGCAGGAAACTTTTTGTCTATAGTAGTAGCGAACTGTTGTAGTGTAGGTTGTATTTCATTACTTCCTATTCTATTTTCAATAAAATCTCCGACAGGTTGTAAAAGTTCCATTACCCCTCCGCCTCGTTTGGGACCGCCACCGAGTCCGTATCTACCATTAATGTCACCTTGAAGTACTCCGCCTTTAAAATCTTGCATTAAATTAATTGGCTGCATCATGTTTCCTATTTCTCCACCACCTCTTACTTGTATTCTATCGAACTCTGGGAAATCAAGTTCGTATTCTTGTTGTTTACGTAAAAATTCTTCTAAACTTGAGTTGACTGGGTCATAGTCATAAGAGTTAGCTAAACTAGGCATTGAACCAGCAATACCACTACTACCGCCTGATGGACCATATACATCACTAAGTACAGCAGGAGTTAAACCTTGTTGAAGATATCCGCTTTGGTCTATTGGTCCAGGCATCTCAGCAGGAGCATCATCACCACCACTTAGTGCACTAGCACCTATACCTAAAACACCTGCTTTTTGCAGCATGTTTAAGTCCTCAAAACCACCCATCAAATCACCACTACCGAATTTTTGTTGTGGTCCAAGACTTGCGTCGCCACCACCAAACATATCTCTACCTGTAGCCCCTACGTCTTCAAAAAATCCACCTATACCGCCACTACCTGTTATTGGGTCACCAAAACTAATGCCTGTGCCTGCTGTTCCTTGACCAAAACCTTGACCACCTTGAAGACCAGCACCTTGTGCCATACTGGCACCAGCGTAGACTTTACCAGCACTCATCACTGAATCTTTAAAATCTCTGCCTTCACCTAAGGAACCTATGCCTTGCCCAATAGCAGCACCTGCTGGACCACCGATAGCGAAACCTATAACTGTGGCGATGTCTCGTGTGTTCTTTTTAACGAACCTTTTTATGCTTTTAAATGCACTTTTTAAACCACCCATTACACGATTCCTATGATCATCTAATTATTATATATACAACTTTATACTATGTATAGTATGCTTCAACATCATAACCAGCGTTATTAGTACCAGCGTTTATAGAAACGGCACCATTAGTAGTCACTGTTATGTTACCTAAACTGGCTGTAGCCTCGTAGCCAAGGTCGATTAACCGTTCACCGATGTCTAACCAATATTGACCAGTCCATACTTGCAGTACTCCAATGCTGGTGTTCCATATAAGACTACCAACGTTAAATCGTACTGTATCTCTTGTAATTTGATCCATTTGCCTTGTGTTATCAGGGTCAAATGTGCCTAAATTAAGTTCTAAAACTCTTATTAATCTATTATATGTTTCAGAATTGACTGACTCACCTACAGATTGTGGAAGCCTAGTAGCTAAAAGTCTACTCATCTTCTTCCGTCGCTTCTTATATTTATCCTAGTAGCACCTAATCTCCAACCAGTATCATCATTACTACCGTTTGTATTATTATCTTCAGACTCTAAACGTAGTACTGCTTGTCTTGCTCTACCTCTTATGTGTGCTTGTTGAGTTGTACTAGCTATAGAATTAGTGCTGTTAGTGGTTAAAGTATCACCAGGAAAGTTTCTAGTTTTTAAAACCATGTTAACTTTACCTTCGTTACTGTTACTTAAAAACTTAATATCAGGGATAATTTTATTTAAGAAAGAAAATTGTTCGCCGTCTCCTATATCAAAATCACTACTTTCTATAAACACATTAGTCATAGGGCTACCGTCATCGTTATAACCAAACTCATGTTCGTATAGATAATTTTCGCTCACAGCTCTAGGATAGTCTACTGTGCCTTCGTCTAACCAAGCTGTCCTACTTAACTCTCCATAAGACCAGACGTTATCGTTATAATCAAATACAACATATCTATCTACTTCTATAGAGTTAGCAGATGGATAAAACCAACCTACTTCATCATGTGCATTATTAGTAAAGGAACATATTTTATATGCTTGACCGCCATTAAGGTCATCAAAAACATAACTGAGTACGCTACAAGGTACTTTTTGAACGCTACCAGTATACACGTAAAAATTATCATATCCCATCCAATACACACCACTAGGTGAAGTTATAGCCCCGTTAGGAGATATAAGACCTGTGTTATTATTGATTAAATTGAGACCAAAAGTAAAAGGTGGTCCAATAAATGACACACTATATAAAGCAGTATCAGTCCACACTAACGTTTCTTGTCTAGCTTTAACAGAACCAACTATTAAACTACCTTCTGATAATCGTAAGTCACCAGCCGTATTAGTATCTAAAGGTTCAAATTGAAGTGGATCCTCTTGGTCACTAAAAGCTATAAGCATAGGGTCAAGTACACCTGACCTAGCGTTACCCACTATTGGGTCGGCACCTAAAACTATAACATGTCTATCAGTTTCTGAAACAGTAACCCCTAAACATATAGTAGGAACAAAACTAGCTCCATTTATACCAGTTAAAGCAACAGCTCTATTTTGAACTCCGTCAGTTTTATCCCAATAGAAAATTTCACCATTACGTACAGCTATTATTAGATCTTCACCAAAGTGATCGTGAGACCAATTACGTAATTGATTAGTTTTAGATAAAGCATTAACTGAGCCCCAAGTATTTTCATTCCAAGCACCAGAGCCGTAACCTGTAGATTGAATATACACATCTAATCCAACGTTTATTTGGAATGATCCGTCTACTCCAGCTCCACCGTTACCGCTATCACTAGAATTAGCAACCACAGTATTACCACTTGCGTCAATCGCTGTAAACGTAAACGTGTTCACACTTGGAACAGCAAGTATTTGGTATTCTTGATTCAATACAGCAGCAGTAATTAAACCACCTAAAGTAGCAGCACCCGACAAAGTAACGAAATCACCAGAAACTGCTCCGTGATTAGAATCAGTAGCTGTTATAGTGCTACTATTATTAGTAGCAGAAAAAACAATACCATTAGTAGTAGTAGCCCTAATAGGGGTAACGTCATTAAAAGTATCACCTTCTAACACATAATATTTTAAATGAGTTCCTAATCCTAGGAATTTACTACCGTCTAAAGATACCCAAGAATGTAAAGCACGACAAGTACCTAAAAAACTATTTTCTGTATCCTTACGCCAACCACCTACTTTCTCTGGTCTACCAGCATTAAACCTAACTAAATTAGAATCAAACCAACCACCCTCGTTATCGTAGGCAGTACCTTCTCTGAATATTCCTGGTTTAAATACAAATTTACTTAACGGCATATTACACCTCTTGCCACTCTTTATTCTGGAACAGTAAAGCTTCTGCTTCTCTACGTCTGATAAGACCTTCTAATACTTTGCCATTTGCTTTGTTCCAACGTTTTATCTGGGAAGGTACTTCATCAAGTTCATTATTATTTATTACTTTAAGCATAGTAGATGATTTTAAATTAGATGGACCAAGATTGAATACCCAACTAACTAAAGAGTCAAATTGATTTTGATTAAGATCTACAGTAACCATATCATTAATATACCCTTCATACTCATCCATTTCATGAAGTAATAACTTATCAGCTTCTTCTTTAGTTATCTGCATATTTTCAGTAACTCCCTTTATAGACCCATATCCAATAGTCCATACTCCTGCAGCACATTTATAGGATTTTAATTCGCAACCTTCAAATTTTTTAATTAATGATAACCCTTCTTGTGATATATTCATATCTTTACTCCTCTTCTTTAATAGTAACCTTTCTATAATACACAACAACTTCTTTAAGTTCATTT